AGAAGCGTGCGCTGATAAATTCTCTGGTGAATCTGTAAAATTCGCAGAGCGAAGAGGATTTAAGCTGTACGATGAAGAATCGCTCAATACTAAACTGTTAGATAATAAGGAGAAACCAAATGGCAAACAAGATAGTTAAATATCAATTAGAAGGCGGAAGAATTCCATCGTGGATAGATGATGGTGGATATTATCCTGATCCTTCTGAAATTATGATTGGTGCAACGGTTGATGGTTCGGATGAAACTGGACTTGGTGAACTTGCAAGTGAAGCAGATGTAAAAACGTATTTAGATACTTACACATCTTCTTGGACTGAACCAGATGAAAGTTCTGATGATCCAAGTGCAACTGTACCATTCGATCAAACAGCAGCAGCCACACATATCTGGTCTAAAAAGATAGGTTAGTAAATGGCTAACTACCCGCAACTTGATAACGCTTCAGGCGTTTGGAATCTGCGTGAAGTCTATGACGCGGTTATGGGTGGGTATTGGCCAAATGCAAATGTATCCGCATTATTTCATGGAGGATACACTCCAGGACGAATTGTAGAAAAGTATAGTTTTGCTACTAAAGCACAGCCAACTGTTTTTGGAAATTTAAGTTATGCAGGTCAAAATTATGACGCGACTACTATGTCAAGTATAACTCGTAGTGTTCATGCAGGAGGAGATAATGGACCTGCACTTACAGACATAATTGAATACGCTACTGTTGCAACAGAAGGAAACTTTGCAGACTTTGGAGATCTTACTGATGCTAGAGATAATTTAGCTTCTGTTTCAAATTCAATTAGAGGTGTGATAGCAGGGGGTTTAACACCTTCTGTGAGTAATATAATGGATTACATCACATTAAACTCAACAGGTAATGCAACTGACTTTGGTGATCTTACTGTTGCTAGAGAAGAATTAACAGGTGCGTGTTCACCTACACGAGGACTTTTTGGTGGAGGAGAAACTCCAACAAATCAAAACGTAATAGATTTTATACAAATTATGACAACAGGTAATGCTACAGATTTTGGAGATTTAACTGAGTCAAGACAATCACAGAACAATGGTGTTGTGTGTAGTTCAACAAGAGGTTTGTTTGCTGGAGGAAGCACTGGAAGTGATTCAAAAACAATTGATTTTGTTACAATTGCATCACAAGGTAATGCAATAGATTATGGAGATTTACAAAGAGCTATTTATGATCAAGCTTCTGGTTCTAATAGTGTATTAGGTGTTTTTGCAGCTGGTTATGGTGGAGGTTATTATAGAGACATAGAAGAAATAACAATAGCATCTGGTGGTACTACAACAGATTATGGAGCAGAAACTTTAGTTAATAACGCAGCTGCATCTGGATCATGTAACGCGCACGGCGGACTAAACGACGGGTATCAAGGAACAAGACCAATACCATTTAACGAAGCTGGTGGGGATATGGTTGTATTTGCTGGAGGTGCAGCTCCTGGCACAACTAATTTAATTCAATTTGTAAACGCTAGCACTACAGGTAATGCAAATGATTTTGGAGATTTAATAACAAATGTGTATGCTTTAGGAGGAGCAGGTAATAAAACAAGAGGTGTTTTTATAGATGGTATTGCTTCGGCTCCAGCTGTATCAGACACAATACAATATATTACATTTTCAACTAAAGGTAATGCAGCTGACTTTGGTAATGATGTTGAAGCAAAACAAATTTGTGGGGCATGTGCTAATAATACTAGAATGTTAAACGCAGGTGGAAGAAAATCTTCTAACCATGATACAAATGTAATTAGTTATATTACAATCGCTACAACTGGTAATGCGGCAGATTTTGGAGATCAAACTGTTCAAAGACAAAACGTGTATGGATGTTCTTCTAATGCTAGAGGAGTTTGGGGAGGTGGTTATGCTTCTCCTGGTGCACCAACAAATGTAATAGATTATGTTACAATTTCTAGCATAGGTAATGCTACTGATTTTGGAGATTTAACTGTTGCTAGATTTTCACCAGCTTCTACATCTTCTTCAGTTAGAGGTTTATTTGCAGGGGGACAAGATCCTAGTAGTGACGTTAATGTAATTGATTACATAACAATCGCATCAACAGGTAATGCTACAGATTTTGGAGATATGCAAGCTGCTACATCAAATGCCTCTGGAGGATCTAATTCTGTTATAGGAATTTTTGGAGGAGGTCAAGCTCCAGGAGTGGTTAATACTATAGACAAAGTTACCATCGCATCAACTGGTAATGCTACAGATTTTGGTGATTTAATAAATACACCTACTCAAGCAGCTGCAGCAGCAAACGGACATGGAGGATTAGTAGGTGGCTAGATCAACAACATTTAAATATACTGTAACAGTATCTAATCCTGGTTCAGGAAATAAGTATTATATTAATGGTAACTTACAACAATATGTTGTTTTATTTCCAGGGTGCACATACGAGTTTAATCAAGATGATAGTTCAAACGCAACTCACCCATTAAGATTTTCAGAAACATCAGATGGTACACACAACTCTGGATCAGAATACACAACAGGTGTTACGACATCTGGTACACCAGGTTCAGCTACAGCGTTTACAAAAATAGAAGTTACAACTTCTACACCTTATTTATTATATTATTATTGTTCTTCACATTCAGGTATGGGTGGTGAAGTTAACATATTGTCAAATGGTTCTAGTTCTGCAGGAAGAGCAATCTATGGTCTTGGAGCATCTCCTGGATACATAAGTAGTTTAGAGTATATTTATATTCCAACAACAGGAAATGGAACAGATTTTGGTAATGGTACTGTAGCGGTGGGAGATACTGTTGCAGGAACTGCAAGTGCAACTCGTGCAATATTTTGTGGAGGTGATCCATCTCATACCACAATTCAAGCTGTAGAATATGCATCTAGAGGTAATGCATTTGATTTTGGTGATTTAACTGTTCACGTTTCTCAAGCATCGGCTGTTTCTAATGGGACGCGTGGAATAAAAGGTGGAGGTTATGATCCATCTCCTGGAGCAAGTATTAATGTTATGGATTCAATAATTATTAGTTCTATAGGAAACGCAGTAGATTTTGGAGATTTAACAACAACCGCAAGAGGAACGGCGGGTGCTCAATCTACAACGAGAGGTGTATTTGCAGGAGGTATTTCTAGTGGACCTGAAGTATTATCTAATGTTATTCAATATATTACTATGACTACGTTTGGTAATGCTACAGACTTTGGAGATTTAACACAAGCTAGAAGAAATTTAGCAGGATTTTCAAGTAGCACAAGAGGTGTGTTTGGTGGTGGTTTTACACCTTCACCTTCAACAACTCAATACAATACAATTGATTATATTACTATTGCTTCAACAGGTAATGCTACAGATTTTGGTGATTTAACACAAGCTCGTTCAGATTTTGGTGGAGCTTCAACTAAAATAAGAGGTACATTTATTTGTGGTCGTACACCTTCAGTACAAAATACTATAGATTATGTTACAATAGCTTCTACGGGTAATGCCACTGATTTTGGAGATGCGGTTACTGCTAGAGTAGGAAATACAACATCATCTAATTCACATGGAGGTTTAGCATAATGTCTAATTCAGGAAAAATTTGGGATGTAAAAGAAGTTTATAAAAAAATAAGAGATGACAACTGGTCTAGAGGAGACATTGGTGTTTCTAGTAATAGCCTTAGTGCTACTTTTAACAAAATTCAAATATCAACAACAGGTAATGCAACTGCTTATGGTGATTTAAATACTAGCGATTATAATGGTGGCGGTGTGGCTGGTAGCATAACAAGAATTGTACATGGCGGTGGTAATCAACCATCTTTTAGTAATGCTATAAGTTATAAAGAGTTTTCACATTCAGGTAATTTTTCTGATTTTGGCGATTTAACTACTGCTAGACAAATGCTTACTTCAGCAAGTAATGGCAATATGGCAGTATTTGCTGGGGGTAGAACACCTTCAGCTTCTAATGTAATTGATAGAATAAGTTTTTCATCATTAGGAGATGCTGTTGATTTTGGAGATCTAACTGTAGCAAGATTTGGTGCAGGTGCTATGCAAAGTCCAACAAGAGCAATTTTTGCAGGAGGATCACCAAGTCCATCTAATACCATAGATTTTATAGATTTTGCAAGTTTTGCAAACGCAACAGATTTTGGAGATATTGGTACAACCACAATTTGGAATTATTTTGCTGGTTCAAGTTCTGATACTAGAGGTGTTTTTGGTGGAGGTGGTAATCCAAGTAATACATCAATCATAAATTTTGTAACAATGGCTTCTACAGGAGATTCGCAAGATTTTGGTGATTTAACAGTAAATAGAATAACAATGTCAGCTGCAGGTAATAGCAATAGAATTTGTTTTTTTAGTGGTCAACAAAATGATCCTAGTGGATCTTCTACAAACGTAATTGATTTTGTAACCATAACGACAACAGGTGATGCCACAGATTTTGGAGATGCAACTGGAAATTTAGGATTTAAAACTGGTGGTGGTTCTAACGGACATGGTGGAATAAAATTAGATAATTTTCAAAGACCATCAGTAACCTATATGCCTGGATCAGGGAGAGTATTTTTTTCTGGAGGAAGTCCAAATACAAATACTATTGAACTAGTAAATGTAAATACTTTAGGTAATTCTTCTGACTTTGGAAATTTAAGTGTTGGTAGAAGAGGTGCAGCTGGATATAGTTCTTTAACAAGAGGAATGACAGGTGGAGGTTTTACTCCTAGTGCAAGTAATGTAATTGATTCTTTTGAAATGGCTTCTCAAGGTAATGCTGCAGATTTTGGAGATTTAACTGTTGCTAGATTAAGTTCAGGTGCTTCAAATCAAACTAGAGGTTTACACATGGCAGGTGGAACACCTACTAGAGGAAATGTAATAGATTATGTAACTATTGCTTCAGCTGGTAATGCTACAGATTTTGGAGATACAACTATTAATGTTTCTCAAGGAGGTGCTACAGCTAGTCCAACAAGAGCAGTAAGAGGTGGTGGATCACAACCTAGTCCTTACACTAACGTTATGGATTATGTCACAATAGGATCAACAGGTAATGCTACAGATTTTGGTGATCTTACAAATTCAGTTAATGAAATTGCAGCTATATCTTCTAGTGTTAGAGGTTGTTGGGCAGGTGGTCAAACAGCACCATCTGATGCAAACAGTAATGTTATAGAGTATATAACAATCGCATCTACTGGTAATGCCACTGATTTTGGAGATTTGACTGTTGCTAGATACGGTATTGCAAGAGGTTCTTCTTCTAGTAATATTAGAGGTTTATATGGAGAAGGTGATAGTAGTAATGTAATTGAATTTATAACAATTGCTTCTACAGGTAATGGAACTGATTTTGGAGATACTCTTGCTTCTATTTCAGCCGCTGCAGCGCAAGGTGATTCACATGGTGGTTTACAAAGCTCATAAAATAGTGTAGTATCCTACAAAATGAAAGAAGAATTATTACAGTTATTTCCTACACCTTTATTAATTGTACCTTACGAAGAACCAATTGATAAAGAATTAGCATATTTAAAAACTATTAGTTATCGTGAACAACAACAAAACGGTAATTTTAGATCTGATGATTCGTACTTGTTACGTAAAGAAGAATTAAAAAACATAAAAAATTTTTTAGGAGAATCCGTTGATAAATTTACCAAGAACGTTTTAAACTCAAAACAAAGATTAGTGATTACTCAATGTTGGGCAAACAGAAATCCAAAAGGGTCCAAGCATCATGAACACGTACATCCAAATAGTATTATATCTGGTGTAATGTATTTTCAAATAAATGAAAAACTACCACCTATACAATTTTCAAAAACAAACCAAGATGGTATGAAACTAGATCCTATAAAATACAATCATGTAAATTCAGAATCTTTTATGTTGCCTTGTAAACCAGGTGAATTAATATTATTTCCATCTTCACTAAAACATAGCGTACCAATTAATCAAGGTGATGAAGATAGAATAAGTGTATCATTTAATACTTTTAGTATTGACGCTATTGGATCAGAACAATCACTAACTCATTTAGATATAAGGAGGTTGATGAATGAGCACAATTAAAAGTTATATATACGTAAAGAATCACATACCAAAAGAATTGTGTGAACAATTAATAGATGAATGCAATAATGGTATTTGGAAAAAACATACTTGGAATAATTATGCTGCAGGCACATTTGAATCTGAACCTACAAAAGAATTAGATGTCATGAATTGCACTAAAGAACAACAAGTAAAGATAACACCATACTTAGTTAAAGCATTAGGTGAGTATCAAGAAAAGAACAGTTGGCCGGGAGACAAGACTCAAGGACCATGGCTCAGTAAGTTTAGTCCTATACGATTTAATAGATATCAAGTTGGCACCATGATGAGAGAGCATTATGATCATATACACAGTATATTTGATGGTCAAATGAAGGGAGTCCCAATAGTATCTATTGTAGCCAATCTAAATGAAGACTATGAGGGCTCTGAATTCTATTGCAGAGGAGAGAAAATTGAGTTAAAAACAGGTGATATACTGTTATTTCCATCTAACTTTATGTACCCACATGAAGTTAGAGAGACTACAAAAGGCACTCGTTACTCGTTTGTAAGCTGGGCCTTTTAATATATAATGAGGTTATATGCTACAAAAAATAGGTTTTCAGCCAGGTATCAACAAACAGATAACACCCACAGGTGCAGAAGGTCAATGGACTGACTGTGATAATGTTAGATTTAGATATGGCACACCTGAAAAAATAGGTGGTTGGAAGCAATTAGGAGATGATGCTCTTACAGGAGCAGGGAGAGGTCTTCATCACTTTGTAAATAGTTTATCTAGAAAATATGCAATCATAGGCACAAACAGAATTTTATATGCATTTTCTGGTGGTGTATATTATGACATACATCCTATCAAATCTACAACGACGCTTACAAGTGCATTTAGCACAACTAACGGATCAGCTGAAGTTACAATAACTTTTAGTGGTGATCATGGTATATCTGCACAAGATATTATATTGTTAGATAGTTTTTCAACTATTACTGACTCTAACTTTGGTGCATCTGATTTTAATGATAAAAAATTTATGGTAACATCTGTGCCTACAAGTTCAACACTTACAATAACAATGCCATCAAATGAATCTGGATCTGGTGCAACAACATCAGGTGGTATTAGAGTACAACATTATTATCCTGTAGGTCCAGCGGTACAAGCAAAAGGTTTTGGTTGGTCGCTTGGATCATGGGGTGGTGAAGTATCAGGTGAACCTACAACTACTTTACAAAACGGTATTAACAGTTCAGTGACTACAGGTATTATATTAGTTGACTCATCACAGTTTCCAACAGCAGGTACAAACTTTATAATTATAGGTAGTGAAGAAATATCTTATACAGGTATTGCAGCTACAGGTGAACTTACAGGTGTTACAAGAGGTGTAGCAGGAACAACAGCGGCAGCTCACAGTGGTGGTGCAACTATTACAAGCTCTACAAATTTTGTTGCATGGGGTGAAGCAGCATCAGGTGATTTAGTGTTAGAACCTGGTATGTGGTCATTAGATAACTTTGGTGATAAAGCTATTTGTTTAATTCATGACAGTGCTGTATTTGAATGGAACTCTGCAGCAACAGATGCAACATCCAACAGAGCAACTATTATATCTGGTGCACCAACTGCATCAAGACATATGTTGGTATCTACACCGGACAGGCACTTAGTATTTTTTGGAACAGAAACAACCATTGGTGATCCAACAACGCAAGATGATATGTTTGTAAGATTTTCTGATCAGGAAGATATAAATACTTACACACCTACAGCAACCAATACGGCTGGCACACAAAGACTGGCCGACGGATCACAGATCAGAGGAGCAATTAGAGGTAGAGATGCAATCTATGTTTGGACTGACACAGCATTATTTACACAACGTTTTGTTGGTCAACCTTTTACATTTGCCTTTTCACAAGTTGGAACTAACTGTGGACTTGTTGGACAAAATGCTTGTGTTGAAGTAGATGGTTCTGCATACTGGATGTCAGAAAATGGTTTCTTTAGATATGCCGGTAAACTAGAATCACTACCATGTTTAGTAGAAGATCATGTGTACGATGATATAAATTTAGAATCTGGTAATCAAATGGTGTCAGCTGGATTAAATAATTTGTTTGGTGAAGTTATGTGGTTTTATCCAACAGCTTCGTCATCAGTTGTAAATAGAATGGTAGCATATAATTATTTTGACTCTTCACCACAAAGACCAGTTTGGACAAATGGTACATTAGCTAGAACTATGTGGCAAGACTCTGCTGTATTTGGTAGTCCACATGCAACCTCATATGAAGCTAACACAGATACTTCCTTTGACGTTGTTGGAAACACAGATGGTAGAACAATATACTATCAACACGAAACAGGGACTGATCAAGTACAAGGCGGAACTACAACGGCAATTACTGCAAACATATCTTCTGGAGATTATGATATTAGTCAAAGAAGAAGTGCATTAGGTCAAACGACAGCAGGAGCTGATCTCAGAGGAGATGGTGAATTCATAATGAAGATTAGAAGATTTGTGCCAGATTTTATATCTCAAACAGGTAACACTAGAATTACATTTAATTTAAGAAATTATCCAAACGATACTCAATCAAGTTCAGCACTTGGACCTTTCGATATAAGTTCATCTACTAAAAAAGTAGATACACGTGCAAGGGCTAGAGCAATTGCTTTAAAGGTAGAAAATACATCAACTAACCAAAGTTGGAAACTAGGAACTTTTAGATTAGACATACAACCTGACGGAAGAAGATAATGGCAAAAATAGTACAAGTATTAACAAGACCTTCACCTGAATATGATTTAGGTACAGCAGAAGCACAAGTAAGAGATCTTGATGCGATCGTAGAAAAATTAAATACAACGTTTCAAGAAGAACTAAAAGATGAGGTAGAAGCACAAAACTTCTTTTTAAATTAATGGCAAATAGTTTTATAAATAAAAAAGCAGATTTAACGACAACAGATTTAACTACACTATATACAGTGCCTAGTTTTAAATCTGCTGTTGTAAAATCATTGTTAGTATCCGAGGACGCTGGATCAGGGAGCACAATAACAGTAACGCTAGTAAATTCTAGTGGTGCTATATTTAATTTGTATAAAGATAAATCAATAGGATCTAAAGCAACAACAGAACTTTTAACTCAACCTTTAGTTATGGAAGAAAGTGAAGCATTAAAAGTACAAGCTGCTGACGCGAATGAGCTGCACGTCATAGCCTCTATATTAGAAATACAGCCAAGAGAGGTAACAACATAATGCAAGTATTGAAACCAAAAGAAATAATAGAAGAAATTTATAACCTTAGAACAGGTGAAAAATACAAGAATGATGAAGAATGGAAAGCTAAAGGCATACCTGAATCAGAGATAAGAAAAGATGTAAGGATAATAATGCCTAGTCTTGATATTTTTCCTAAAACAAAATAGAATAGTACAATGGCCATAACTAGATCACAACAAGCAAAACAGATGTTACAAGACGGAGGTATGTTGGT